ACGTTCAAGCAATCTATCTTAAAATATTTTCTTTGTTCTGCTGTGTCATAATCTAAAGTACTAAGATTTGTAGCAGGATCATGCGGAACTTCTGTGAAGTAAACACCAGTGTTGTGTTTCTTTCCGTTATCTAATTTTGCTACTCTATGTTTCAACTTATCAAGTAGATCATTTCTATCTGCAAAGTCTATATCTATATCAGGCATTGACTACCTCTCTTAATTTTGATTTTGGAACATCAATGTGTCTTTTATCGCACACTTCATATATAACACAAATATTACATTTAGGTTTTTTACTTGTACATACTCTTTTTGCATGAGTAATTAATTGCATATGAGCCGCATATTTGTACTTGTCAGGAGTTGTGTCATTTACTGTAATTGCACTCTTGCTTTCATCTAAAGTATCTGTCCAACCTAATCTCCATAATAATCTAAACACGTGGGTATCAACTGCTATGTTAGGAGCACCCCAAACAAATCTCATCATTATGTCTGAACTTTTTCTGCCAACGCCAGGCAGATCCATAAGTTCTTTTTGTGTTTGTGGAACTTTACCATCATATTCCTTTAATAGTTTATGACTTGTTGCAAGTATATTTTTTGATTTTGCATTGTGTAATCCGGCAGGACGTATTGCTTCTATAATTTTTTCTCTGGAAAGTTTTATCATCTTCTCAGGAGTATCTGCTAAAGAGAATAATTGTTTGCAGGCGATTGCTGTCCTTTTGTCTTGACTTTGTGCTGATAACATTACGCCTATCAAACTAGTGTAGGCTTCTTTGTGTATTTTTGCCGCTGGCTTTCTGTTAGAGTATTTGGGCCAATAGTTGCCTAGTTTATCGTAAATGTATTCAATCTGTGTTTGTGTCTTCATCTAATTTCTTTACTCGCCTTGTATGCCTTCCTTTTAAAAATTTAGTTTTAAAAAATGCCTCTATCATATATTTTGCGGTCTCAAAATCTACGTAGTCTGCACCAATACATAATACATTCATATCGTTGTGTTGTCTAGCCTGTTCTACATCAAAGACGTCAAAGCACACTACTGCTCTTGCACCTTTGAATCTATTTGCCTGTATTGCCATACCAAAACCACTGCCACAAAATAAAATAACCCTATCATCTTTATCTAAAAATCTGCAGGCTTTTTTGGCTATGTCGTTGTAATCTGTTCTCTTATTTTGATATATGCCTATATCATGGAACGTAACAATATCGTCCATGCACTCGTCGATTGGACATATCCATTTGGATACTTGGTCCTTAAGTTCCATACCTCTGTGATCAGCGCCTATTGTTAGATCTATCATAATGTTAATTTACTATGTCCTCCACCTATTTCACCTTTAACCCATACATTGAAAGACAATGTGTATCTTTTTTCGCTAGGATTTGTGTTTACATTGACACTGTGATTTAAGAAACTAGGAAACATAATTAGATCCCATTTCTTAGGACACACAGCCATTTGTGGTTGATGATATAGATAACTTCTTTTATTTGTATAATCAAATTCGTCTTTGTGATCTAAACGCACTGTATCTGTAAAAATATTATTATGATTTTTATCTTTGTGGAATACTATATTTGCTGTATCTTTGCAATCAGTCAAAAATAAAACTCCGGAGAACAAACTGTTACTGTGATAGTGTTGATCAATAAAGTGATTTTGTTCATACCTATTACTCCAACTTGTAGTCATAACAAAATTGTGTTTAGGATGTAAGTCCAGGTAACCATGTAAAAATTCGCTTACTTTATCCATTAATTCAGTCTTTAATGGCAATAAATTTTCTTTGTCTAACAAATAATCATCTTCTGAAATGTAACAAACTTTGTGAGATCTTTCTACGTAATTAATTTTATTTTTTATAAAGTCTTCACTTTCTTTAAATTCCTTTAATTGTGTTTGACATAAAGGTATACCAAACAGTGGTACTACATTATTTTCATTTATCATAATCTTGCTTCCTTTGTAACCTCTTTGACCATCTCTACATCTGCTGGTAATCTTTTAAAACGCAATGACCAATGACCGGGATCCATAATTGGATACACAATTTGTAGTTGTTCATCATTTAATCTAGTCATCATATCTTTTCCTGTTCTACAGTTTAAAATTAACCACGGACTAACTTTGCCGTCCTTTATGTCCATCACTGCCCTGTTCAGACTTACATACTTAAAATAGTCATGCCATGGCGCTTCTTTTTCATCACCCCAATCCATCATTGTTTTAATAGATCGTTCCATTGCCGCTTCGACCTTTTCTCGAAGTATTAAATCTATAGCATATTTTTGATACATTTCCTCTCTACACCAATGATCTAGTTTCACTCCGCTTGTCACAACATAGTCTATATATTTTGATGGATACAATGGTTTTACGTTGCTTAAAAAACTGCCAAACTTAACAAATGCTGTGTAGTAAGGACTTTTGCAAAATTCTTCATAAGTTTTTGGCTTTTGTGCCTTCTGGCACAATTCATAAAATCTTACAAATGTTTGATAACCTAATTGCACACGTCTTTCATCTTTTTGTAGAAATCTTCTTTTTTGTTCACACATATGCACCGCTAAAGTTTTTTCTTTAGTAAATTTTGCACCACAGTATGGACAAGTAAATAATTTTTCTATCATAATTGTTTTTTAATTTGTTCCTTTGTCATTCCAAAATCTTCTGCTAATTGTTTTAAATCTTTTGCACTGTTTATTTTTGCTAATAAATTAATTTCATCTGCTTTTTTAGTTGGATATAGTTTTTCCAAGAACTTAATTGCTTTTGCTGTGCCTGGACTTGTTTTAAATTTATATCCTATCCATTCATGATATCTAATATTTTTCTTGTCATTGGCAGTCATACAAAGTAGATACCATAAAAGTTTTTTGTGTTTTGTTAGTGTGAAAAAGTTTTTGTTATAATATTGATTAGTTTTTAATACTTGCAATTCTTTGTCTTGTTTACTGCCTTTAACAGCACTGGCATATCTATTCAGCAAATAAAATGATACTTGCTTACGTTCATCATCTGACAATTCGTCCCATACATTTTTGGCATTCATGTCTATTGCCGCTAACACATCTTTTAAAGGAAGTTTGTTAATTTTTTTGCTTACCATGTGTTTTCCTTAATTAATTCATATGTTAATTTTAACTTCTTTAGTTGAATTTGTAAAGACTTGTTTCCTTCGTTTGCATACTCTACTATTTCGGATATTTCGACTTCATTTAAATACCAATCTGGAAAAATTGGTTCTTCAATTAAAACACGTTCACCCTTGCCATCAATAGGTCGTGCATACACCGTGGCACCACCATCTGGACTTTCGTAAATCAGCGGACTTTCTTTTTTCTTTTTTGGCATTACAACAGTTCAGTATATTCTATACTTTCACATTGTCTTGAAATATCTTTAACAAAAAATGCACAATCAGGATCTTTGCTATTTGTCAAAGGCGTACTAATAAGTTGATTATTTTTCATTTTAGGAAAGTACCATTTTACCTCGTTATAAAAATTTATTACATTTACAGGAGCAAATTGTGCCTTAAAACTGCTTAACGGATTGAATATAAATGCTTGGAAACCTCTGTCAGCAATACTTGTTAATGGCACAACGTCTACTGTATTACTGTCTTCTAAATCGCCTACTGCAATACTCCAATCTAAAGGCATTGTGATTTCTCTGCCGCCTATTTCTAAAACAATAGCAGGTGCACTGAAAGACTCTATGTATATTAATGGAATAAAGAAAAAGTCTGGTTCTTTAGGATTGCTGTTGTCAAGCACACTAAAAGCCATGTCTTCTGATACAGTTTCAGGCAACTTGTTCAAGTCATATGCGTAATTGTCGACTGTAAGTATTCTCATTATTTCTCTCCGAAACTGTTATCTTTTGTATCATAGTAAAAATATTTTGTGCCTGTGTTAGGAGCCTTGTATAATGACTCCAGCGGTAGATGTATGCCTGATGTAAATGATGTGCCTTGATGATTCTCACTGCCGTCTATATTAATAGGATTATCAACGCTAATAATTGGACAGTTAGTTCCAAACGCCGCAATTCTTAACATTGCGTTATGCAGATCATCATACATAGGTTTTATATGTTCGCCTTGATCTTTGGCTGAATTACTTGCAAATAAAATTACGTCGACATTTTCTCTTCTTAATTTCCTTGCACAATTATCTCCACCATCCCACCAATTTCCAGGAAGATCATTACACAAAAGGACACCCACTTTTATCTCTTCGTCTTTTATTTTAAGTTGGATCGTTTGGGATCTATCTTCAGGCTCACAGGCATAATCGCATTGTGCCACATTATGTTTTGCAACATAGCCAATAATTTCTCCATCTTGGATAAATGTTAATTGGTTTCTGTGTATACCATTATTAAAATTTCCTTCAACTTTATTATCTTTATCATGTACCCAAAGAGTTCCTACTGCTATTCCTAACCCGGTCTTTTTACTATACTCTTTTAATTTTTCCATTGCTTCTTCTGTTGGACCACAAGTGTTCAAGTTCCATGACATTGTATCGTAACCACTTAACGCACACTCCGGAGTCAGTATAAAATCTAGATTGTTTGTTACTGCCCAATCACAAGCATCTATTATATTTTTATAATTTTCCTGTACATTATTTGTAACAGGTATCTGTGCGGCTCCTATCCTCATAAATTTTTAATATATCTCCTTAATTCTTTGTCCTGCACGTTTGCAGGAATCTTATTTTTGTAAAATATTTTATAACTGTCACTGCCGTATTTGCCTATTCCATATAAATCTGATGCTTCTTTGCCGTCCCAACTTAAAAAATCTACACTCATTCCTCTTAACCTTTTCACCCTTACTTTCCACATACCTAGTGGTTTTAAAATTCTTTCTTGTGTTTTCACTCTACCACGAATAAATTTTATAGCATTAGGATATCTTTTGAATAACTCTGGCAATACTTGTTTCACTTGTTTCCTATAGGTTTGATTCAAACAGATCACGCCGACCATGTGTTGCCATTTGCTTTTCACTTGTTGTTGTACCATTAAGTCGTCTCTCATGTCCAGTCTAGTTTCTCTATTGTAAATGGATAGTTTGCTTCTTTGTAAAACTTTTTCCTGTGTGTTAAATGACGTTTGGCAAATTTACAAGTAGAAGTGATATCCCATATTTGCACAAAGTCTTTATCTTTGGCTTTACGGATACCTCTCCCGATGGATTGTATTACTCTGACAAAGGATTTGCCTGGTTCTATTAATACTAAATTAAATATTCTTGGTATGTTTATACCTACAGATGCAACACCATAAGTTGCAATTATAACTTTGTTATCTGTACTGCTAACTTCATCATACTGTTCTTTTCTGTCTTCTAGTTTCGTTTCTCCTTGTATAAAAACACTGTCTGGAATCAACGATTGTAATTCCTTTCCTGCTGTAAGTCTATCAATTAATATTAAAGTATTGCCTGTGTTTTTAATCTTGGTTATTAGTTTAGCCATATACTCTAAACGTTTTTTATTTGTTGTGAGATATTTCAATTCTTCTTGATAATTTTTATAGACGTTGGTGTCTAATAGTTGAACTATATTAACATGACATTTGGATAATACACCTTTGTCTTGTAATTCTTTCGCACTGATTTGATTAACAACAGGACCTATACCTGCTAGTATGCTTTGAAATTCGAACTGTTCTTTAGGCACTGTACCAGTTAATCCCCATCTGATAGGTGAATTTTTTAAATGATGTGTAAGCAATTTTTTCAATACATCTGCTTTTGCTTGATGCACTTCATCTATAATGACAGTTTTGACCCCATCTAAAAACTTTGCAAGGCTTAGAGTAGATTCTCCTGCTTTATCTTTTTTGTCCAAAATATTTAAACTTTGCCATGTGCAAATAGTGTGCGTCTTGTTTAGTTCTTTCCTGTCGCCGAAATATACGCCAACATCTAAACCTACATTTACATAATCTTCTTCCGTTTGCGTAACCAATGACTTGTTAGGAACTATGACTACTGTACGACCAAACTTTTCGCATAAACTCGAAAGACAAGCAGTAATAATTGTTTTACCAGCACCAGTGGCAACTTCTTGTAAACTCTGTGGCTCTTTTAAAAAATTATTTACAACGTCTACTTGATAGTCACGCAGTTCAATATTTTGTCCTTCACATAAATGACCTTTGGGCC